ATTTCACGAACCACACGCCCGCCGAATCGTTTGACCAGTCGATACGCGTCACGCTTGGCGTTGCGACCTTGAAACGTGTATTCACTCCTTCCGTAAAATGCCGTCCAATAGACTTTCATAGCTGACCTTTCGCTTTCTTGATGATTTCGCGCGCGTAGTCTAGGTCTTCGTCGTCGGCCATTGGATGCGCGAGGCGTTCGAGGGCGGCGAGAAGATCGGGTGCGGAGGCGATTAGGCGAGCGTTGGCGAGCGGTTCGTCCATGTGCGGCGCAAACGCGCTGACATTGACTCGCGCAAGAACAAGTTCGCCCTGCGGATGACTCAATGACGCATCGCTTCCATCGATGACCTCAAGAACAGACAGTTTCGAGTCGAATCGATCTTCATCGAATCGGACAATCCAAGGGGCGGGGGTATGGGATTTCATGGGGTGTTTTATTTCAATCGTTGGGGTTTTCGGAGATGACCGCGAAGGCGCGCGAACCGTCGCAATCTTGGCGAAGATCGGCGGTCGATAGGTAGAGGTATTCGCCGTCGTCGCATTTGACCGAGCGGAGGCGGACCGACATGCCGATCATGCGGCGCGTCCGAGCTTCCTGTCGGACCGCTTTCCGCGCGTCAGCATAGGAAGACGCAAACTCGGGCGAGGTATGGTTGTATCCGATTCTGTATTTCATGGGATTTCAGGCGTAGATGTTCTCGGTTTCGGGGGTTTCGGCTGTTACGATGCGCGTGGTTTCGAGGAATTCGGACAGTTCTGAGAACTCCTCGCGCGCGGCAAGGGCTGCTTTGCGCGTGGGGAATAGACAGGTTTCGTAGGTCTGGCCGTCATTCGCGGATTCGCGGAGGTCTGACCAGCCGCCGGTTGAGGTTGAGAGTTGGATTTTGTATCTCATAACTTCGCGCGCGTAGGGTTTTAGAGTGCTGCCGTCCAATTGTTGGCAATCCAGTTCCAGACTTCCTGCGCGGAGTCTTCATGCTCTGAGGAAACACCATTACCCAATGGCGTTGCGGTACGCTCAAAGTTGAGAACCAAACGCTCTCCGAATTCCGCGCGGATCATCGATTCCAGATTGTCGCACATGCGCGAAACGTCGGACTCGGTTGCGGTGCTGCCCCAATAGGAAGGTTCCGTGGGGATTTGGATGAATACTTCGGTTTTTCTGCTCATTGGATGCTTTAGATGCGGATAGATTGGCCTACCCTTTCGCGCCACGCGTTGCCGCATGGCGCGCGGAGGGTGGGTCAGGCTAAGTTGAAATGCGCGCGAAAGTCTGCGTAGTCGTAACACAAGTCCGTCGCGAAGCGGTAGACACCAATGTCCTCCGCCCCGTCCGCGCGTCTGATCGTGACGAACTGCCACTTTTCAGAATGCATCAGGAACGGCTCTTCGAAGGCGCGCGCGCGTAGGAATTCGACAAGTTTCATTCGAAAAATCCTTTCAGATAAAGGAATTCGCGGCGTGTTTCCTTGGAGTCAAACTCCGGCCGCAGGGTGACGGTCTTGCCATCGCGAAAGGCTATCGTCGACCCGTTATTCCGGCGCGCGCCCCATTGATTAAATAAGCGCGAAAAGTCGACGGCCGATTCTATCGTTTCAAATGTCCAGTGTGTCATATGGTGTTTTATTCGTTGGGTTTTGAGACTTAGAAAGAGCAGCACCCGCAACACGGCGCATCCTCGCAGCGGCCGCGCGCATTGCGCGTGCCTGTCCAACCGGAGGAGAGTTTGACGCACACAAGGCCGGAATTCTCAGGCATGCGGCCGGTGCATGCATTGCAGTCTATGCGCCATGCGCGGTTGCGTTTTGAGACGGTGCCTAAGCCTGAGGGAACGTATTCGTGGCATTGGACGCATTGGCCGGGGTATCGGTTGATCATTGGATTTGATGGATTGAGTTTTGATTGATTGAGATTGAGATTGAAGAGACGCGTCAACCTACCCTTTCGGATAGATTGAAGCGGACCGTCAATTTCCGGCCGTTGTGATGCGTTGCACCCGTTTGGCACCCGTTCCGTGTGGCTTGAAACCGACAATGAACCCACGGTTTCCTTTCGCGCATAGGCGGCACGTGTTGCAGGATATCCCGTCAACCCTTTGGGCCGGACAGATAACTACGCGGTTTCCATCGGGTGTGGTGAAACGGTCCGCGCTGTCCTGAGGGACAACGGCCGCAACCGGGAGGCCTGTCTTGGCAAGGGTGTCAGCATGCGACACCGAATTGGCGGACAGATTGACAACGAAACCGCGCTCATTGGCGGACCGTAGTGCGGACAGGTTATCTGGCGTCAACGGCTTATGGGTGTAGGTGAAACCGCGCTTGCCAGTGTTGGCGGTTGCAAGTTCATCTAGTGCGGTTGCGTCAATTGAATCTCCGACACCCGGTAAATCTCCGGCCTGATTGTGACGCCACAATTGGCCAGCTGGGAATGATCGGACTTTGGACAGGAAGGAAGACCAATCAAAACCGCGCTGTCCGCTTGTCACTTTAGACCAATGCAACGCAAGCGGTCCGGAGTCGGCATAGCAGCCGTCTTTCTTGAATGGGCATGCATCGGAGCATGTAGCGGCCGACGATGTGGAAACCGGAATTGGTCCGGTTTTGACGTTTGATGATTTGAGAGTTAGGTGAACGTTCATGGGATTTGATCGGTTGAGGGTTAGAATTGGGAACGGAAGAAAACGAGGAAGAAAGCGTAGGAAACGACAGCATATGCCAAGGCCTGAAAGGCTAGGCTAAGGAATTTTTGACGCAGGGTGCTTTTCACGGCGGACAGACTAGTGGAAACGGAAAAAGAAGTCAAAAGAAAAGTAAAAATATTTTTAGGAAAGGGGAAAACGGTGGGATTTGCTGGGGAAAATGCGTGAAAAATTTTTGAGAGTGGAACGACTGGCGAAGTCAAAAATCGATTTTTGAGGCGGGGAAACGTGGTGGGGAAAGCAAGTTGCCGAAACCTACCTTGCTTGGCAAAGTACCTTGTATGACAGAGAACCAATGGAATCAGGCCAAAGCCCTTTACCTATCGGGAAAGACTTGGAAAGCAATCGGAAGCGAATTGAGGCTAAACTTTGCAACGCTGACCAGCAAGGCGAGCAAGGAAGGAATCACCAAGGTGAAGCGGGAAATGCGAAACACTATTTCCTCAAAGGAAAGTGTTTCATTGGAAAGTCTGTCTGCGCTTGTCCGCTCTAAGCTCGCGGCTGATGCCGCCAGCACGTTGGAAAGGATCGATAGCTACGCATTGGACGGGATAAAGGACGAAAGCGTGAGAGAGACTATCCTTGGAAGCGTGGCGAAGCGTAGTGCGTTGGTATTCGGATGGAGCGAACAAGGGGAACAAGCGTCCGTCTCAATCAATCTACTCGGATCGATGCCTGACAGAATCGCGGAGGTGCAAGTCGTGAGCGAATCCGAAACCAAGTGAATATAACACACATTGTGCATCGCAGGGAAAGTGATAGTCTGCATGAGTTTTGCTTATGGTAGAAAAGGATTGTTTTTCCTAGGGGGTGGCAGGAGGTTGGACGCCTAGGGGGGAGGCCCCCTTTGGGGGTGGGCTTCGTTTACGATACCCCCCTCAAAAATTTTCCGCCTTTTTGACCATGTTAAATAAAATCAAAATTGGTCAAAGTATTTCTCTATCAACAGCGGAGCGTAAGCTCGCCCATTTCGTAGCCAAGAATCGAAATGGTAAGAATCGATATTTCAATGTGGTGAACCTGAAGATCAGCGCGGAAGATCCGCATACGGTCGATCTTGAGGGTATTGCTGGCGAGCTGGCTTTCTGTCGCCTGTTCAATGTGTATCCCGACATTGATACCGACCGCGAGCCTCCGCATCCGCTCTATGACGCGGTCATCCCGCCTCCGCCGGGATTCCGCATCGATGTCAAAACGACCAAGTACGACAATGGGAAGCTACTGGTCGATGCGCGCAAAGGATCGAAAACCGACGGGGTGGATTTCTACGCTCTGATGACAGGAACCTTCCCAGGTCCGTACACATTCCGTGGAGTCATCGCGAAGGAGCATATCATCCAACCTCACAAACTTGGCCTACTTTGTGGATACAAGAGCTACATGGCAGAGCAGTCGGAGCTGACCGATGAGTTTGAGGCCAATTACTAATTGTGATTGACACTTTAGTCACCCTTATGCGTCAGTGCGCGTAACGACCTTAAGCAATGCGGAGGCTTGGTCAGCCATCGCAAAACCGTCTAAGCGGCAATGACACTCCGCATGTAGCAGGTTGGATAATCAGCCACCGTGTGGTGGATAGATGGCCAACCATAACGCAGATAACGTCGGTTTAATTTCATAATCTCATGGCTTGTCCTAATGTCTTCAACGCCTTCGCGGTGGCTACAGAGTCGCTCGCGCAGGACGTTTATAAACGCGCCTCGTACCGCTCGATGTGGCTCAACATGATTGAGCGCGGCGAGTATC